CCTCCACTAAGTCGTCTTGCCCAGCTAGCCATGCCAGCGTACGGGCTTCAATTTGTGATGAATCGGAGTCGATCATCATGTACCCCGCAGGTGCGAGGATGGATTTCTTCAGCGCCGACCCCCTCGGCAAGTTCTGAAGGTTAAGTTTGTCGTCACCACCCCAGCGGCCTGTGTGCGCGGCGTAGTAGCGGAGGGGAACTGGCATGGCTCCTCGTTGAGCAATCCCAATAAAACGCTCAGTTCTCGACTCTTCAATCGTAGATTTCGTACCCAGCCGTGCGGCGACGAGAGCTTGAACGTGTGGGTTTGGGTGTTCGAGAAGGTTCTTAAACGCTTCATCCGTCTTAGAGAAGGCATAGGTTTCCTTTTTGGTTGCGAGGCTAATCTTCATGGGCGGCTCAACACCCTCCGCACGGAGCAGCTCGGCGAACTTGGGGTTGCTCATCAACTCGTCTTTGTTGAACTGCGCCAACAAATCTTTCTTGCGCTGACGCTCTTTCAATAGGTGGATGCGCAGCATCTCCTCATCCAGTTGCAAGACTGGCTCGGTGAACATACGGATGGTCAGGTCGATCAAACGCAACTCGGTCTTCGGGAAGTCTTGGCTCATGCACCCGAACAAGTCCCATGTCAGGCGCACGTCGTTCTTACAGTACTCCCCATACTGAGCTAGCTGTTCCTTGGGGAAGTCAGTGCGGCGTAAGCCCTTCGCATCGTTGACCTCAGTGCCCTTCTCGCCGATGCCATAGAACTCCGCCAGAACCTTGAGGCTACCGCCTACGTTCGTACCGTGAAGCGCTCGGCCCATCGACAGAGTGTCCAGCCACCCTTTCGGTTTGATTTGGAAGTGCTCGGTCAGGATGAAGCCGTCGAACATAGCGTTGTGCGCCAGCGCAAGGGAGTTCTCCCAATCGAACTGCTTGAGGAAGGCATACGTGCCAATCGAATCACCTGTGTACCACTCGGGCTCACCGTCATTGACCTGCACAGCAACACCGACAACTTCAAAGCGCGGGTCACGTACATATTCCTCAGTAGTCTGTTTCGCAAACCCAAGGTCAGCGGAGTAGTAGGTCTCGAAATCGACCGTGATGATGTTCATTTTTCTTCAACCCATTTCTTCAGTTTTGTGATGAGGCTCTCATCAATCGTTTCATTACCGACCGTGAATGAGTTCGCTCTAACCGTAGTGCTGCTATTGGTGGCCATACCGAGCATATTCTGCGCGGCGTTACCGCCCGAACCCAAAAGTCCCGCGCTAGTGTTCACTGCGTATGGGTAAGAGTTCTGCATGGGGTGGATTCGAGAAGACATCGCCGCCTGTTGCGCTTGGTACATCTGCTGTTTGATCTTTATACGCTCTGCCGCACGTTCACGTTCTTCCGCGCCGTCGTCAAAGATTTTCTCCATGACCCTCTTCTCAAACTTTGCGTAGTGGTACTTCTTCCACGCATCGGCTAACGCTTGCTTGTCGGCATCGTCCAAATACCAAAAGGCGTTCTTCAATGAAGAGTCAACCTCCGACAACGCGTAGAGCCCGTTCACCATATCCCCAAACTTAGACTTTGAGT